TAAAACCTCTTGATTGTTTCCTGCTCCTCTTGCTTGTATTATAATATCTCCATCAGGATCAAAAATAACCATCATTTGTGTTTTTGATCCACCGAACCAAACTGCGAAATAATTATTAGAAGATGTTGTGCTACTTTTTCTCATGGCGAAAACAACATTTCCAGAAGAAACTCCACTAAAATCACCACTAGCTATATATTTATCTCCAGCACTGACTTTAACAGCTTTAGCTCCTTCAGCTGTAACAGAAGTTTGTACACCGAAATCAGAATCACCAGACCAACTATCTTGTCCGTTTAAAGCGGCTGTATTTAAAGAATTAAAATTTTCTTCATATTTCCAAGCCATATATTTAAGTTTCGTTAGCTACTGAATTAATTAAATATTCTTCTATTTGCTCTTTTGTAGTGTGTTTCATTCCATATTTCTTATGAAATTCTTTGTGAGCCTTCTCTGATAAAGTAATACCGTTATCTATAGCTAACCTTAATTCTGGAAAATCAGCCCAATTATTAATATGATGTACTACCAAATTACCACCAACTATTCCATATTTTTGACAAGTATATCCATCTCTAGCAAAACAAGCATCTCTCCAAAGCTTGTATTCAATTCTTCCCATTTCAGTGTGTCTTTCTTTTCTGTAAATACCACCTTTCCAATTATGATGATTTTCTCCTCTTTTATTAAGCATCATGTGTGCCACCCATTTCCCTTAATTCATCTAGTACATCTTTCCAATTTGCCATATTAGTTTTGATTAAAATTAACAAAAGATGTAGTTGAATCTGCAACGACCCAAACATCTTTTTGCTCAAAAGAAAATTTATCAGTTTTTTCTATCCAATCATTAATTTCTTCTGATGATTGTTTTTTTATATTTAACTTTTTAAAAGTTTCATTAATTTCTTTTTTTGTAATGTTTTTATTTTTTTTCATAATAAAATAATTTTAAAAAATAAACTATTCACTTTCCCAATGTTCCTTTAGAATTTTTATTAACAGAATTAGCACAACTCTTTGAACAATATTTTCTTGTCTTCCAGTCCTTTCTTGAACAAAAAATACTTTTTTTAAATTCTTTATTACATTTTAAGCATAATTTATTCATATTTCTATGTCTCATTTGCCACTGCTACACATCCCCATTTTGCAGTAACAGTGTCATATATAAAACCGACTGTAAGAACTTTGCTTATAACCGTAGTAGTAGGAAGAGCAACGCCTTTTGCCTCAAAATCACTACCCCAAGTTATTGCTCGGGCAGTTCCATTATCTTTAATTCTAAATATAATTTTCTGAAAATTAGTTTCAGCAGTACCAACCATATCTACATCGGTAATTGCTGCTGCTTGAGCCGTTATTGTAACCACATCATAATCATCTGAATCTACCTCTGGAGTTGCATCTGTAGTAAATGTTAATACTCTATTTGTAATTGTTTTATTAGTTAATGTTTGTGTGCCATCATCTAACACTAATGTATCTGCCATATTATTTTACCGTTATTAATTTAGTTGGTATATTAGAAACTTCTAAAGTTGTATTTGTATTAATATCTGTAAGTTCATCAACAATTACATCTGCTTGTATTTGAATATTAACGATTTGAGCTAAAAGACTTTCGTGCTTTTCTTTTAATTGAGCAACACTTGTTTTACTCTCGGCTGTAACCTCTTTTGTTTCAGAAATTGTAACTGTTTTTTGTTCGTCTTCAACGCTTGCTTCGGACAATGTATATACTTTCATAGTTTTATGTTAATTTATAATAAGCTAAAATCTACTAATGTTACTGTCTTAGTCGCTCCACCAGCTGTTATTTTCATCATAATATCTCCGTCATCTCCGCTACCAGTTCCGTCAGATTGCCACTGCACATTTTCGCCTTCGTCTGGGTCGCTAGGGTCTGCTGATAACTCTCTTGATGTAATTGCTCCTGCTACGTGTAATATTGTGTCAGGAGTATCAGTCCCAATACCGACGTTGCCTGTATCACCTTCAACAACAAATAAACTTGTATTAATTGTAAAATCATCACCTGCTCCTGTACCTATCGTTATTGGTAATACTTTGTCAGTAGAGATAATACCGTTACCGTCCATTTCTATATTTCCACCCATTGTAAGCCCTGTTAGAGTGCCTAAAGATGTTATATTAGGCTGTGAGGCTTGAGTAGTAGCAGTATCTGGGGCTAGTCCTGTGATAGTTGTTACTGTCCCTGCGTTGCCCGTTATAGAGCCTGCAATAGCATTTGTTACTTCAAGCCCTGTTAGAGTGCCTAAAGATGTTATATTAGGCTGTGAGGCTTGAGTAGTAGCAGTATCTGGGGCTAGTCCTGTGATAGTTGTTACTGTCCCTGCGTTGCCCGTTATAGAGCCTGCAATAGCATTTGTTACTTCAAGGTCTGTAAACCATCCTTTTACTAATCTTGCACTGGTAGTCCCTAGAGAAGCCACCCCGGTTACATTATTTGAGTCGTCTATAATAACTCCTGAATTTTGAATAGTACCGCCGTCAGTACCATTGAAACGTGCGACAGCGTTGTCAGTTGATGAGCCTGGGCCTACAACTCCTCCTGTCGCGCTGACAAGTAATCTATGGGTAGTTGGATCAGCATAAAGCGTGACTGGTGTAACACCGTCAGCGTTTGATACTGCTAGTAAAGTTGGTACATAATTATTATCTCTTTTAGCGTCTGCCATATTTTTTAAGTAGTTTTTATTAAAAGATTTCCGCTTGAATCAACGTATAATGGAACAGGAGTTTCCCCATCGGCGTTCGATGTTGCCAGTAAAACAGGTACTGCATTTTCATCCCTAGCCGCATCATCATTTCCTAAATCACTACCGCTAGAACCGTCCATAACATCCAATAGATGTCTGGTAGGCTCTATAGTTATATTTGTCGGAGTTACTCCATCAGTATTTAAAACACCGGTCATTGTATTTACTGAATTGTTATCTTTTTTTGCCTGAACCATTTATTTTATTCCTAAGTGAATTTTAGCCTGTTCTATTGCTTTGTATGTATCTACTATCGATATTCTCTCTTGTTTATTTTCCTCTATTACACGTTCATTTTCTTCCCGCACTGCATCGTTTGCTTTTTTATCATCTCTGTTTTTTTTCTCTCTTCCACTTATTTCATTATTAGCTTTACTAATGTCCTCGTGAAATTTAGCCCACTTTTTTTGTAAAACTTTGATTGATTTTTCTAGCTCCAATGTTGCTTCTCCTGATTTTTTCTCAACGTGTTTTGCCTTTGCTAGTATTTCGTTGGCATCTTCTTTTATATCTATCGCATCAGCCATCTTCTCCGTTATATAAGAACGTTCTTCATTGAGTTCATTTCCTAATTTTTTATTTTCCTCAGCTTTTTCATTAGCCTCAGTCATTTTATCTTCCGCCTCTAGTTTTAATTTCTTGATTGGCATTAAAGCCTCACGCTTCCGTTCTTCTATCGCTGTTACTTCTTTTGTTAGTAAATCTATTTTATGTTGTGTTGATTCACTAAATTTTTTAAAATCACTTTCTATTTTTTTTGTATCTTCCTCTATCGTCTGCTTAACTTCATTAAAATTTTTGACTGCTATAGATTCGGCTATGTTTAAATTATTTATATTTACCTCCCTGTCAGTCGCATTCTGTTTTTTATCTTCCTCAATTTTTTGCGGTTCTAATAAATTCATTTTTAAAATTAATTCTTAACTGAATTTTTAAATATTCATAATAAGATTTTTCAGCTTCACTAAATATTTCTTTTCCCTCTTTTATTTTTTTATTTAAAAAAACAATCCTCTCCTTGATTTTAATTTTATCACTATCTAATTTTTTCACGTCCCTAGTAAGGACTAACTTTGATTTGTTTAATTCTCCAATAGTGTACTGCTCTGACCTCACTAAACCTTGAAGCCTGATAAGCTCCGCCTCCGTGATGGTAACTAAATTTTTAGCAACCTCTATCTCCTTGGCCAAATTAGCCGGGATGTTTGGATTTTCTTGTGGTTGATTTATCATAAAATTATAATTCTAGCACTGTATACCTTGGGCTAGTGCCTGCGATTGTAATAATTCCTGTGTAAATAGTTCCCTCTCCATGCTCCACTGATGCGCCTAATCCGTCATCATTTCCAGTTCCTCCCTTTAACACATAATGAAAGACTGTCGTTGATGCGCCAGAACCTAAAAGCACAAACAATGGGTTAGTGCCTAGATTTTGTATAGCCCAACGACCTCTAGCATCGTTACTTGCAAGAGCTGTTGCTGCGTCTAAAATGGACGGAGTATTAGCTGCTTGTTTTGAAGCAATTATTTGGCTTGTGTCTGCCATATGATTATTTGTTACCTTGTTGATTATTATTTTCTACATTGCTGTTCTGTTGCTGGTCATTGCCACCTTGCTCGATTGGGCTACCTGCAAATGCCTCATCATCGCCAGCGCCAGGGGTTACCTCTTTTGTAGGCTCTCCTTGACCTGCTTCACGATTTTTATTAGCTGCATTTATTAAAGTATCGACATCATCTTTTACATCTCCCATTGCTTCCTCTTTTTTTTCATCATCTGGTATAAAAGCTTTATCAAATAACTTCATGAACATCGGAGCGTCCTTTGGTTTTTTCGGTGATGTCATTTTATCTCCGCCTTTGTGAATAAGATTTCCAGCTTTATCAGTGCTCAATAATTCTCGGTTTACTAAATGCTTTGCAAAATGCTCTGCCAAATAATCCGGCATGTACACTGATTGTCCCGGGACAAATTTTTTAGGTTTACCGTCCCAGTATCCGATAAATTCTTTTGATGTGAAATTTGTGAATAGTGCCATTCTCATATTTGTAATTGGATGGGCGATTTCCTATTATTTGCGCCCGTGGTAGTTCGGCGTTACTACCCTATAAATTAGCGCCGACTGCCGACCCCACCATGCTTGGTGGGGTCGATTTACTATTTAAAGTAAATTTAAATCAAATGCTCCGTACTCTGTATCTGTCGCTGCAATTATTGCAGTTCCAACAACTGAGAGTATTTCAGCTGCTCCGTCTGCTGTAACTTCTACAGCTCCGTTAACGTTATCAGAAGCTACTACATCAGTACCTACTGTTATAGCACCGTCTGCAAGAATTGTAGACGCTCCTTTAACTTGTAACCATGCGTAATACGCAGCGGTTACGGCAAAGACTGATACTCCGGCAGGGGATGATGTAGCGGTAGTAGGGTTAATAATAACGCCATCGTATGGACTCTTGATCAAGTCGATAGTGGTGGCAGTTGTAAGTGCTACCTTAATCTCATCTTTAAGATTGATAGTTACGACTGCTGATGTCGCTGCTTGGTGTCCTCTAATTCCGTAGATGTGACCCTCGCCAGCATCGTCAGCGATAATAACAAAACCATTAGCGTATTGATTTTCAGTTACGGTAACTGTGCTAGTAGTAACAATTGACTTTGCTCCTACAGCTGCTGCTGCAATAGCAAGGTTATGGTCACCAGTATCCTCAGCTGATGCCTGTTGTAAGTTTCCTGCGACAAGTGCCGTACCGCCAGCTTTACAGTAGCGGTAAGCGCGCCCGTCATTTGAGTGTACAATTTCTCCCAAGTTATGTAACGCTGTTACTTTTTCTTCAAAAAGTCCCTGTGCTACGACTTGTGGACCTGTACCTGTTAGTGGTGTAATCATAGGCTTGATTAAATCGTGTTAATTAAATTAATTCTAAGTAGTAATCTTCTCTAGAAATCCTGCATTTGCAGCTGTAACATCTGGCATATTCATACCATAAACAGTAGTGTAATCGTCAGACCAGTTAGTTACTCCATGAATAGAACATCCATCTAACACTACTGTACCACCAACTGCAGCATGAATGCTCATACCGATAGTCATTGTGGTAGAACCTGATTCCATTGTATTGTGGAAGAAACAATTTTTGAACCACGCAAATCTGTCGATCTGTGCTGCTGACGCAGCTTTAATGAATAGAGCATCTGCATCGTCTGTACGTATTGAGAATAAACAATCCTCAAATACATTTCTAGCATTACCAGTGCTTGCAAATTCTATATTTGCATTAGCTGCTGACCTTAAATAAGTATCGCCACCAAATGTACATCCTCCGAAATAATTCTCTTCCGCAGCTGATAATTTTAACGCCCTCCAAGGTGTTGATCCAATAGAAGTTGCATTACTATTTCCTTTGAAATCAACCCCTGAAAATGAGTTATAATTTCCGCTAAGAGTAACAGTTACATCAATATCAGCTGAACTGAACATAGTGAGGTTTTTAAACATACAACCATTCTCTGAAATGGTTAATGATCCACCAGTACTAAATCCAATGCCCGCTCTATTGTCCTGTACTACGGGAGCTGCATTGCCAATAAGATGGGTAAATCTCTTTGCCCATGTTATAGCGCTTGTTTCAGCTGTACGGCCAGTACCGCCTGTTGGGGCGATAATGACAACATCATGTTGAGCGCTAGTAGCTTTCTCGTAAGCAGCCGCAACTGTTGCTAACGCATCATTTTGAGCTCCTCCGCCGTTTGCGGTGTCGCTTCCACTTGTTGGGTCAACATATATAATGTTGCCAACGTATGGTAATCCAATCATGCCAGCCATGTCATTTGGCAAGATTTTAGCTCCATATTTAAGAGCTGGGATATAATCTCGTAAAAGTTTCATTGTTTTCCTTTTTAGCTTCTCCATCTCACGTAGTCATTGACTCGTGGTAAATGGCGAAAATTAATTATACTCCGGTTATACCGGTTAATTTACCTTGACGTTTTGGATTTGTAGTAACGAATTGACCACCGAAGTACATGTGACCAACAACAGAACCGGAGTTCGCTGGAACAATCCAATCTGTCCAACTAAATCCTAATCCAACTGGAGCAGCGTAATCGTTGCCCTCAATTTGGCTCTGGTAACTAATTGGCTTAGCGCTAAAAAATGGTAAAGCGTAAAAGTCAATATAGTTTTCGTTTAATCCGAATAATGCTCCGGATGTACATTGCTCGTCCTGTAAAATTGGTTTAGCGTTATATTCTATTGCTGTAAAACCAGTTCCACCAGTCATGCCTTTCATTGAAGAAGCATCCTTAGTGATTCGCTCTTGCGGTCGTAACAATTGTCCGTATAAATTAGACACTGTTTCAGTCGTATAAAATGCTGTAATTTTTTGAGCACCTGATACAACGTTTGACCATAATGTATCAACCTTAGCTAAAGTCAAAGTACCGCCTGATGCAGTAACAGTTCCTTGTAAAGTTGTATATGTTGAACGTGAAAGTCCACCAATATTTGCAACGGAATTTCCGTCATCAACTAATGCCGCTAAGCCTAACGGGTCTTTGCTTCCATTACCAGTTCCGTCAGCATAAAAGATTTCGCCTAAATCATCGGCCATATCTTCTGTGTCTGATTGAATGGTTAGTTTCATCATGTCAAGTACCTTTTCCTCGGTGTCAGCTACAGAGAGCTCGTCACCTGGTAAGGCAGCAGTGATTTGATAAAATGCCGGTGTGAATTCCATCACTTGGCGATTATCAGTTGCGGCAGTTGAAAATGTATCAAATCCGCGGAATGATGTTCCAGTTGTATTTTTACTAATTTTAACTGGTACTCTTAACGTTCTGCCAATCCATTGTTTAGAAGCGCGGACTACGCGTTGAAGTAGTACGTTAGAGTTTAATACTGTATCCACAACAAAAGGCAAATATTTGGTTTGCACAGTTGATTGGATACGTTGTCCGTATAATTCAGCCATATGCGTAATAATCTATAAGTAAGTTAATCTTACCACGGCCGATTTCCCGGCTTTTTAAAGTCTTCACTCGTGGTAACTTCTGATGGCTTGGTTTCTACTGCAGTATCATCTGTGGTTGCTGCTGCTAATTTCTTTTTTCCCTCGACATCGGTTGTAGCAGGTATTGCAGGCTGTGATTTCATAAGTCCGAATGCGGCCTTATAATTCCACCTCCCTTTACTATCTACTAAATCATTGTCGACTACTATTTTAAGAAGCTTATTGCGGTCAATTTTAGTTCCGTCAGGATTTAAAATCTTGTCGGTTTGAATTTCTGCAATCTGTTCATTCATGTAAACAGTTGCTTCTTTAATAGCTTTTACGTTAGATGCAGTTTTCTTTTCGACTTCTCCAACTGCCTCTTCTTTAGCGGCATCTCTAGTTTCTTTCAATAAGGCTTTATTCCAAGTTTGGAAATCTGCCCATTGGTCGTCATCTCCTCCGAACCATGCCGGAATTTGAGTTGGTGCTGGCGTAGTGTCCTCCGTTTTTGTTGGTTGAGCATTAGTCAACTTTGTTTCAAATTCCTCTCGTAAATCTGCCAAAGATTTTGTATGACGCTCTTCTTGACTATTAAAGCGTCCTTTCCAATCTTCCTCACGTTCTTTCCAGCGAGGATGGTCGGCAAAATTATTTTCACTTCCCGTTTTAGTTTCTTCGCCTGTTGTTTCTCCCCCCTCAGGCGCTGGGGTCGGTGTAGTGTCAGTTTTTGTTTCCGTTGGCGAGTCGGGAGTGGTTGCCTCCACTGGTGTTTCTACAGGGAACACTGGTGTGCCCTCATATGGAAACTGCGCCACTTGTACTGGGTCCATAAATAATGGGTTAACAATTGACTGCGTGGCTCTTTGTAATAAGCAGGAGCAACGTACTGCCTTTTGATTTTATATTAAACTGCCCTCGGTATGGGCACTTGATCTATCACATCCGGGACTTTTTCTTCAGTCGGGTTATTTTTTGTTTGTGTCTTAGCTGTTTCTTTTGCTAGTTCTTGCTCTGCCTCTGCTTGTGCCGCTTGCTGTTGTAACTGAATTGCTTGCTGTACCATCGGATTTTCTCCATATAATAACTCCGGGGCGTTAACTTCTAGCCATGCATTAGCGGCCAATTCGTCTGCATTCGGATATTCTAGCTTTTTATATAAATCTACAGTTGCCATTTTACCTGCTCCTGCAAGCTCTATGGCTTGATTTGCGATGGATGTGCTGTCTTTTGGTAATAATGAGCCCTCCTTGACAGATACTAGGATTTTTGGCGGAACACCACCCTCTAAGAATTGAAATGCACTATCGTACACATAATTCATTTGTACAAACCAGTTATAAATATCGTCTGCAAATTGTTCAAGATATTCTGATATTCCTCCACCGATACGGTCAGTGTCTAGCGACCTATTTATAATTTTTCCTCTAACTGTCTTTTCTTGACTAGCGCCGGATGCGGACGAGCCTGATGTACCGAATATATCTCGTAGCCTATTTCTCTTGTCAGCTAGGTCATTAAATACGTCTGCCGGTAATGACGAAGCCTGAAAATGGTCAATAGCCTCTTTTGGAGCACCATCTGGAATAATTACAACGCCACCATTTCTTAATGCTTCACTTACTCCCTTAGCTTGCGGTTGTGTTAATCCTGACCTGCCTAGTGATACAACCAATCCGTTATTCATGTTGTCAGTATTTTTATCTATCTGCTTATTTCGTTTATTAACTACGTCTTGATTGGCCAAGTTCTGAATAATCAATGAAGTGTTATCCATCGGCTGATCACCTAGATTGAATACTGATAAAAATACATAAGGCTTCCTCGGTGACTTAAAATGATTTGTCCCGATTACTTCTTCTTCATCAGTTGTAGTTCCTCCGACATCATCAACATTTTCAATTTCTTTTTTACTGTCATAATTCCAATGTGGATTTTTTCTTTTTAAAAGTATTGTGTCGTCTAACTTCCAGCACATAAATTCATCTGTCCACCATTCCTTAAACTGTACTTTTGTGCCTAAATCGTCTTTTACTAAATCCTTTATTTTTTTTATAGCTTTTTCTGTTTTTGAACCAGTTCCAATTATTCCCAAAATTCTATCAGCTGCCATTTTTCTGTACTCGCCAATTCTATCGCCTGTATATCCGTCCTCATCAACTGTTGCGTCCGGGTCAAGTATAATCCGCGCTGGTCTTAATACTCTTACTATCGGAATATCGTTATCTAAATCCCAGCCAATTTTTCCTATTCCTATCATGAAGATTGACCAGTATCTAGCTGACTTTTTAAGCTTCAAACGTAATTTATTCTTGTCAGCTAAATCAGCTAAATTTTCTTTTACTTTTTGAACATAGGCTTGGTTAGTGTCGTCTTTTTTCTCTGATGATTCTAGTGCTATCAATGGCTCTGGGTTTCGGCGCGTAGCTTGTGGTAGGTATGTTTCCAATGCTTCAAAAATTACATTATCAACTACCGGTCTTTTGCCATCCAACTTCGGGCCAACAAATTGTTTTCCAATCCAATACTCTTCGCTCTCTTTTGTCATTTTATCCCAGTCAGTCTTTTTGGGTGATTCTTTCCAAGCTTTCTCCCAGCCATCAGTTAATTTGACAATATCTTCATCGCTCATTCCTACCTCTAACTCTGGCATCTTTTTGGATACTATGCCCTCTTTTGTTTCTTCCGTTTCGTCCCTCTGAGTTTTATTTATGTCAGCGTCTAGTGAAATGTATGACGCTATTCCTGTATCTCCTATCATATTTTATAAAAAAATAGCGGGCCAACGACAATGAATCGTATAGCCCGCCTTTGTTTAGAATTAGGTTGGGGTGTGTTTATTTAAAAGTGATTATATAGTACCACCTTTACTAAAATTTGTATATAAAATTATTTTGTGGATAACTTATATGTCGTTTGGTATATTTGAACACTCTGAATTTGTGAGTTGTGTATATTAATTTCTGCCTTTCCACTCGGCATTTCAAAAACTCCAGCTTGTGCTAAAGCTAAAATCTTTTCTTTATTATCTTTTACTATTTTTTCTAGTGTAGTCATAATCTCCAATCTGTTTGTTCTAACTCTTCTTTTTTATTAAAAAATTCCTCCGGGTCAAATGCCACAGTTTTGTCCGGGCTTACCATGTAACTGTTTAGCTTTACTTCTGACTCTGGTATTACTATAGAACCCATGCCAGCAAACCTAGCCATGCCTACGCGCCAAAATACAGTCGCCAGGGCTCTATGGTCACGTCCGGAGCGCACCCACTTGTAGCCTTTGACTACTCCGGTATCAGGGTCACGTATTTTTAGCTTTGATAGGCTATTCCAATCTGTCCAGTATTCGTACCAGTCCGCCTCTGTCCCATGCACCGGGCAACGCTTCGTTCTAAACTCATCAATGACTAGTTGTATCATTCTGTTGCGATCAGCGGAAACTGCTCCATGCTCATCTCCCTTACCCCAGTTAATAAGTTCATTCTTATTCTTGTCGCCTGTTAAATAACAAATATAAACTCTGCCTCGCCATTTCTCTGCAAACGCCCTAGAGCCTATCAAGTCGCCTCCTGCGTCAATAACTGCTATTGCTTTCGTCCACCGCTCCATGAGAGCGTTTAATTCTCCGTAGTCGTCACAATCTCCTTGAAAGAATAAACCTTTCTTACAGCCGATGACATAATCTAAACGCAGTCCAGTATCAATGCCAATAACTATCCTCTCGTCTTTCGGTGGATTCCACAGTTTACCAGTTAAATTCTGGAAGAAACTATCGCGCAATAATTTAGCCGTTGCATCCGCGTATGGTAATCCGAGCACCTTTGTATAAAAAAACTCATCAGTCGTTTCCGGATTTCTGTACGTTTCAATAATATCCTTGGCGCTTTTATATGGCGCAAATAACTGTGATATCCAATATCCGCTCCACTCCGCATTTGCTTTTTTAGCCACCCATTGCCCGGTTGCCCTTACCCAGTCCTCAAGTACTCCGTGGCACTTCTTACAAACAAACTGTTGCATATCTAAATCAACTGACATCTTTTTCTCGTTCTCTAAATCCCATGACATAAATTGCCAGTGGTTACAGTGCGGGCATTTAACAAACCAATGCTTCTGGTCGCTCTTTAAAAAGTCCGAATGCAATCCAGTTTCCGGGAGGCTTGGATGGCTGAACGTATGCGTTTGCTTAAACTTTGAATGCTGTAACCTCGCCTGGTAGTCTGCAATAATTTCTAGCTTTGAGCTATCTTTTTCGTCATGCACGAGCCTATCAGCTGTAACCATAATTGCTGCTTTCTTGGTCCACGTTCCTCTAAAATAAATCATTGACTCGTCCATTTGCTTTTGCTGAATACTATCCTTATCGGCCACGTCATCAAGCATGCACTGGTTGTTGGCAATGATACGATTAACTTTACCACTCACAAATGTATTTACATCCCCATCAGTCGGTAGCGTATAAATAATATCCATTTTCTGTTGCTTTGCGTCTGCGTGGTTTTTAATAATAGCCAACGTTGAAAGACCGACCTGTGCCGGTTTCATAATGCAAATATTCTGCGACTGGTCATCGTAAATGTCTAATAAAAAAGGATGGTTATCAAATTCAATCGCACCACCCTTTTCATTTTTAATTTTATTTTCAATCATCCAGTCTAAAATACCGTTATAGATTTTACTTTGCTTCTTCTTCATTTATAAATCTTACTGAATCTACATTGTCGCTGTATTTAACAATTTCTACTTTTCCCGACTCGCTTATAATTCTCTTTAAACCGCAGTGATAACAAATCGTTATTATCTTTTTTTGACGGCATGGGAATACTATTGGAACGTGATCGCAATTGTTTGAACCTGCTGGCATAAATTTAATGTTAATAATAATTTTATCCCTCTCCCCATCAAGGGAGAGAGTAAAACGATTATACCATTTCTGGCCAACTCCATTCTCTATCGCCATCGCCCTTTTCTACGTTGCGAGCAAAGTATGCATCGCTTGGGCTGATGACATAAAGACCGACGACACTTTTATCACAGTCCTCTAGTTTATCAATGTTGACTCTCTCAGTAATAATAGCCGCAAACTTAGCGCCCTCTTGGCGGTAAGTTACAATGCGACCAACGCTAGGGATTTGTACTCTTCCAGCAAGAAGGTCATTTTCAGAAGCTTCTTTAGCCTCTTCCTGTGGTGCTTCATTCGCTGGAGTTTCTTGTGCTGGTCCATCGTCCACTCCGGCAGGAGCGCCTTGACCATCTTGTGCATTAACTTCTGCGCCAGTTATTGAAGCCTCTCCAGCCTCATTTGGCACTATGTTGTTTTCTTCTACCATTTGTTTATATTTAGTAGAGCTTATTCGCTCATTTTATCATCTCAAAATAACATCGCATAGTCGCGCGCACGTCCCCCATAGCTGTGTGAGCGTCCTCAAAGTCCTCGTTAAACAATGATTGATGCAATGCTGCTAACTTCGGCCATCTTCCTCCGGTTATCTTCTGTCCTTTCATCATTGTATCGTAGCGCTTATCCTTGTGCAATATTTCGTTGAATTGCTCTGAAACAAATCCTAAGTTTAATAAATTGGCTTTAATAATTGACGTGTCAAAATAAATGTTGTGGCCAATTATAGTGTCGCATCTCTGCGCGTCAAAAAGAAATGCTTTTAATACTGTCTTTTCATCTACTCCATCATCTACTGCCTCGCCTTGTGTTATACCATGTATTTCAAAGGCTTCCTGCGGCATTTCCCATCCGTTCGGATATATAATATGGTTTTCTTGATCTAACTCCTTGCCTTCGTCAGTAATTACCCATGCCATTTGAACAAGGTGCGGAAAGTCTTTATAATCTTCCTCCCACTTTAATCCTTTACCGGGAATCCCAGTTGTTTCTATGTCAAAAATTAATTTCATAAATTTTGTATTACTAAATTAAACATTTATAACTTCGTGTCCTTTTAATAATTTAAATATAGCTTCTCTCTCCTCATCAAATATCTTATTTCTCCGTTCGATTGATTCCCTGCCGACTGTTCGCTCTCTTAGCATATCTCTGCCCACACACGTTTCAACACCTGAATGCATAACCACTGCTTTTAATTCCGCTCCTAAATCCTCGGCAAGTGTTAACCACTTCTGAATATTCCGCGCTCTTGAATTTGTGTTGTCGATTACCAATCCTATACCCGAACCAATAAAAGAAATAGCCAAATGCATTTCTGCCATTCTGACTTCTTCCTCGTTGCTTTTATTGTAAGCCTCAAAATGCAACATCTCACGCATGCAGTCCTTGTTTAGTCTAACAACTGACTTACAGCCTGTTAGCTTGCTTGCCTCTCCGCTCTCTATTAATCTTTTTACCTCGGTTGACTTTCCGCTCCCGGGTAAGCCAATCATGACTATAATTCCTTTGTTCATAAAATTATTATTAAATAATTGTGGACGGAGCAGGATTCGAACCTGCACCTCCCTGCATAATATACAGGACGTCCTCTCCAGTAGACTGTCCGCCCAATTGCCCCGTGCTAATTTGCCAATTTATTATTCCCTAAGAGCAGAGAGAGATGACTCTTTAATTGCGCCGAATAAACATTGCAACGGAGCAAGATGACGCACCATCTTCATTGAACATCAGAGTTCGCGCTCTCCTTTTTCTCTCCTCTTAAAAAACAATGTTGCGGGAGTGGGACTCGAACCCACGACCTGTGATGTATGAAACCACCGCTCTAACCAACTGAGCTATCCCGCTTCATAATTAGAATAACGAGCCATTATGCAACCGACTAATCGTCATCAGTCAGCCAATCTGCAATCTCATTATCCTAATTATTAACTCCTCCCGTATTTTTTAAATCTCCTTAACCTGTTAGCTTTCACTACTGATATTTGTTCTGCAATCCAAGCCTTTGATATTTCGAACGGACTGAAGTATCGATGTTTATTTCTTTCCCTCTCCATCTTTAACCTCAACTCTCTCACTTTGTAGTTTAACTTCTGTCGTTTGCGCGCTTTTCTCTTGCTTATTAATTTGTTTGTTAGTACTGACATTTTTTCCTTGGTTATTTTTAATAATCCTGTTATGAATATTTTGTCGCAATCGTTCTTTAAGCTCTTTGCGTAAATCATCATCCTCTTCGTGAAACTCTCCGTCAGTAGCTCCTAGCTGGTCACTGTTCTCTACTTTTAATGTATCGCCAAATTCTGCTGGTCGTTTACTTTTTAAATAACTTAATGAGAAATGTTTATCATTATCAAGTCCTTTTATTACTTCCTGCCTTGCTTTCAAAACTGGCTTTTCCCGTAACCTATCAAATTCTTCTTTTAGCTCCGGTTTATTTTCTATCCACTTATAATATGTTGATACACTAATCTTAGCATAATAACACGCCTCTTTGATAGTTCCGTCCATTGCAAATATTTGCATTAGCTTTCGTATCTTGTCATCAGTCATTTTTGTTAGCCCCTCGCTGATATGTTTCTTCCACAATTGTTTCTTGTGGGCCTTTTCCTCCTCCTTGGTTGGTCGGCCATGTGGGCGCTTTTTTATTTCTACCATGTGATTTCCTCTCCATTTTTAATTACTGTTGTGTTCCCGGTGTATTCTAAATATCTTGTAACTATAGCCTATGCTCTTCTAAAATTTTCAAAGCTTTCAAAATTGACTTTTTCCGTAACCTATTCCGTAACCTATCAAATTCTTCTTTTAGCTCCGGTTTATTTTCTATCCACTTATAATTATTTTCTATCCACTTATAATATGTTGATACACTAATCTTAGCATAATAACACGCCTCTTTGATAGTTCCGTCCATTGCAAGTATTTGCATTAGCTTTCGTATCTTGTCATCAGTCATTGTTGGTCGGCCATGTGGGCGCTTTTTTATTTCTACCATATGATTTCCTCTCCATTTTTAATTGTTATATTATCCTCAATCCCTTGGCATTTAAAATTAATGACATGAGTTCCTACTGTTTTGAATTCGTACTTGTACGGATAGTATGATACGACTTTTCCGTCTACCTTGGTTACAGCTCCAATTCCCTGAGTATCTTTTCCTGTTCCCTTAATCATTTTATTCTGATTTTTGTCTGTCGCCGTAACGTGGACGTTATGCCTCAGTGTAGCGTTCCCCTCGTCATTCCGGCATACCGCTCCTAAAACAATACTGTTCTGGTCTGTTGGCTCTACACTGCCCTCCTTGAGTGTCCCGTCTGGGTTAACTTGATAATCGTTAGCTTTATAAACTTTGCTAGTTTTTAATTTTATAATCTGTATACTCTTCATAGATATTTCCTCGTTAGTATTTAATGGTGGCTGAATAATTGGCTCTGTAATAATCGGTTCTTTTATTGTTGGGATGCTTACTGTCGGCTCTAGAATTATAACCGGTGCAATTACTGGCTCGGTTATTTCTGGCACACTACCAGCATATAATTTTTCTTCTAGAATTTCAAGTAAATCCTCGTTAGTTATTCCGAGTGAGTATTTGCGTAAAATTTCCCATGCATCCTGTGGCGTTGCCATGTGTATGCGAGTACCTTGCGGAGTTATTAGCCATGCCTCTCCTCGGCTTTCTACTTGTAGTAAAATTCGGTATTCTAATCGATCAGCGAGTGAGGCTGATGAACGCACGTTTATCGGTATTAGTAAGATTGCTATTAATGCTAAAATTGTTAATAACTGTTTTTTAAACATAATTTTTTATTAATAATAAATCACTTATCAATGCCCGCAGTACGAGCATTGGAAATAATCTATGCTAAGTGTTTACCCTCTACGCCACGTTTTTCTCTGTTCTTTGTTCTTTCGTTAAGCCACATCAATGCTTCCTCCATTTTAATAATTGCATTTTTATTTTCTCTACAAGTAAAACGAGAGTTTAAATTTTTCAGCCTTTCGATAGATATCTTTAACATTTCTTCGAGAGTTGTACCGTTATCATAAGAACCGTCATCGTTTAATTTATAGAAAGTTACTTTTTGAAATTTCTGAGTTCCCTCTTTATCTTCGGGACTAGAAAAATCTCGCTTGAATTGCATTAAAGCATATTCATTTACTTCTTCTGTTTTTTTTGGCTCTACCATTTGTTTATGATTATTAAATAAACTAATAAATTTGTCTGCTTCCATACGATCGTTCTCTTTTTCTTCTTCATCTAATTCTGTGTAAGGAGTGTTCATTTGTCTTTTTAAAGCTAAATAATAGTTTAAATTAATTATTTTTCCTCCTCCATCTTTATCTCTACATTGACTAAACAAATATTTCATCCACCCAGACCATTGCTCATGGCAAAGTGAAGCCAATCTCTCTCTATAAATTTTTTCAACTTCTGTCATATATTTATTCCCTAACAATTGGCGGTTTCTTCTCTGCCTCTACTAACATGCCACAGCTAGTTACTAATACTGAGGCGATTGATACTGCGCTCTCAACTCCTGCTAAAAGCGTTTCTGATGGGTCTATAACGCCAACCTCCATGTATCCTCCTATTTTTCCTGTAACAACGTTCTCAGCTGAGTTGGGCTCTAATTCTATCTCATCTAATCCCATGTTATCCCTTAATTGTCTTGCTGGATATTGTAATGCCTCATTTAAAAGCTGGCTACTTGTATTAATTCTAGCTAAAGCAAGTCCTGCTCCACAAACTACTCCGCTGTTGTAAGCCGCCTTTACTGAATTAACCACATCCTCAACTTTATATTTCAACGCTTTCAGTTCATTTTCAGTAGGTGCGCCTACTTTAATTACAGCGACCTTATTCGTAAACATTGATAATCGTTTTTCTAATTCCTTTTTGATTCTCTCGCTCTCTTCTTCCTGGATATTTTTTCTCAATGCAAATATTGCAGTATCAATTGACTCTTTATCTCCTTTAGGGTCTACAACTATTGACTCGTCCCGGCGACAGATAAATTTTGCTGCCCGGCCTAAATCAGATATTTCTACATTCTCTAGCTTATCGCCTTTTGCCTCGCTAAACATTTTAGCGCCAGTTAGCATTGCTAAATCCTCTAGCCATATTTTATTATTCTCTCCCTTTGGCGCGTTCACTGCTACTATCAAAAATTTTCCTTGCATCTTATTAATAATAATAGTTGATAGAGCTGACTGTTCTACTCCCTCGGCAATAATAACCAATTCTTTTTTATTGTCCTTTGACATTTTCTCCATTAACTTTATAACATCATTGACCTCTGTCATCCGGTAATCAGTTATTAAAATATAAGGCTTTTCTAAAACAGTTTCCATTCGCTCCGGATTGATTATCATGTACGGACTGATGTATCCGTTTTCTACTTTGATACCGTCAGTCATCTCTGTTGTCGTTTGCATTGTTGGTGACCTGTCAATGGTTATCACCCCGTCTTTTCCTATTTTGCTGTAGAGCTCGGCAATCATCTCGGCAATTTTTTCGTTATCAAATGACACCATGGCCACTTTTTTTAAATCTTCCTTACTTTCAATCGGAGTAGTCATTTCTTTAATCTGTTTTTTGACATCTTCTAATCCAGCCACTAATTCTTTTTCTACTTTTCTGCCATCTCGTTTTCTATGAGATACCTGGTCAATAATTGCCTGTAGCATAATTAGTGAGCTGGTAGTTCCATCACCAACTCTGTCATTCGTTCTAACCGCTACCTCTCTTATAACTTGAACGATTGCATTCTCGGCTGGGTCTGGTAGTTCAAAGTCACGCGCTATTTGTACGCCGTCATCAACTATCATTCTGTATGGAATTTTAGAAATAACTACTTTGTTATTTGCTGGACCATAAGTCGGTTTAATAAAATCAACCATCTGATCAACTGCTGACTTTATAGTTTCAAATGTTTTGTCCTTAACGATTTTTACTTCTGTACTCATAATGAATTTTGTTAAATATTAATTATACATTTTTCCGGGTGGTAAACTTTATTATAAATCCTTTTTGTCGCTCCACCACGCTGACAAAAATTGCGGACGTGGGCTTTTAGATATTCAACATTATCTACTCGCCCTTTGTATCCTTTGTTAAATCTAAATTTTTTATTGCAAATATTGCACCGCTCCCACTTGTATTTCTTGTTCTGATTTATTATGTGTAAATCGTGAGGGATGCCTCGGTATTTGCAACCTAGTTCGTCTGTATATCTCATATTATTCCTCAATTAACGCTAATACGTCATCATCAAATAATAAAACATAATCCACTTCCTCATCGCTCTCTTTAAGACTGATTTGCTCCCCGGCAAATGCTCCGTAAATAACACGGTCATCTTTTTTAATATCGTCAATTCCCTCGCCGACTTCAATGACTGTACCCATAGCTTTTGACTCTTGCTCTACATCGTCCGGCGTGATAATCCCACTGTCGCTTACACGAGATTTTTCATCGTCCGGCTTTACTAAAACTTGTTTTTTTCTTGGTTTGATTTTAATCATATTTATTGTAAGTCAGATAATTTAGTATCCTTGCCCTCGCTTTTATTGCGCGAGATTATTTTCGCTCTAGTTTCGTCCTCGTCCGATGGGGGAATGTATATAAATCCCTTAGGACGAGGACTCTTATTGTCTACGGCAGTTTGCACCGACTCAATTCGCTTTTCGATTACTCGGCGAAAATAAGTTAGCGTGGTGATTATTATTAACGCTATGAGTAATCCTGTAATTGTTCCTAGTGCAAACATCATATTAAGCCTCCGATAATGCTTCGTCTTTTTTAACTTCTTCTGCTCCCGGTTTAGCTCCCTCAGCTTGCTTTTTAATTTCCTCAGCGTCAAATAATTGAGGCATCGCTACTGTTCGTCCGTCTGGAGTAAAAGCTGGCTTTGCTCCTAGCACGAGGTTATATTTTCCTAGTAACGTTTTCAATTCTTCGTTGAATTGATTTACCCTTAGATTTAACTTGTCTTGTTTAATTTGCTCTGGTGTTTTTTCCTCTTTTGGCTCTGCCATAAAAATTGTTATTAATTTATAATTATATTATATCACTTATCAAATGTTATGCAAGTTTTTAAAATTAGTGAGGAGATATTAACGTTTGTAACACCTCCTCATGTACATCAAATGAACATATCAAGATAACGTGTTTAAATTATACGTTTTCTTGAATAGGTACGTTATAGGTATACAATAGGGCTAGGTATACCTATTGAACAATCGTCAACGAGTGTTGAACAATCGTCAAGAACAATCTACTCCAAACCGCACGCTCCGCAATTCTTACTTGTTTTCTCCAAACTCGCTTTCTGTTTACGTAAGTCTGCTTCTTATCTCTGCATTTTCTACACAGAGTTTTATTATCAGGAATTACACGGTGGCATTTCCGACAATTAGACATTAGCTATCTCCTTTCTTTTAGTGTATGTTGCCGATAACTTTACAATACTTTATAAAATAAATACTATCTTCATCTTCATCTGGCATCCCTATAAATCCAGTGCCATGCCATACTACTTTGCTCATTACTTCTTCTTCCCATTTATCAGCTCCGTCTTTTCCATCATTACTTGTAGCTAAAATATCATCTTCAAAAAT